GAGCCGCTGCCGATCATGGCTTCATGCGTGGATAGCGGCGGGCACTTCACGCACGAGGCATATGCCTTCGCGCGCGACAACCGTGCGCATCATATCATGGCGGTCAAGGGCCAGTCGCAGAAAGGCAAGCCGATCATCGCGCGCCCGACCAAAGTCGACCTGAACATGAAGCAACAGGTCATCAAGAACGGCGCTGAGGTCTGGCCGGTGGGCACCGACACCGCGAAGTTCACGATCTACTCGCGCCTGAAGCTGAACGAGGCTGGGGCGGGGTTTATCCACTTCCACGGCGATATGCCGCCTGACTATTTCGAGCAGTTGACCGCCGAAAAGCTGACCACGAAGTACGTTCGCGGGCACGCCATCCACGAGTGGGTGAAGAAGCCGGGCAAGCGCAACGAGGCCCTTGACACCTTCGTCTATGGGCTGGCCGCGCTGCAATCGCTCTACATGCGGTTCAACCGGAAAACCATTTGGGATCAGTTCGAGCAGCGCTGTATTCCGAAGGTTATCGCGTCACCCGATCAAGAAGAGCGCCAGCAACCGCGCCCGGCATTGCAAAAAACACGCCGCCCTTCTAATGTCGGACGTGGTTCTTCCTTTGTGACGAGTTGGTAATCGGTGAAAATTCCTTCCACCATCATTCAGGGTGACAGTGTAACGTGGATCGACGCATCCACGTCGGACAACCTTGGGAACTCGATTTCCGCGCCTAATTGGGCGTTGGATTGGTATTTCGCTGGTCCGACGACGCTGCACGCCACGTCGACCACGAGCGGCACTGGCTGGTCCACGTCGCTGACCTCGGCGCAGACCGCTGCGCTGACCGCGTTGGGCAGTGTGGGCGACCCCGCCAACTATTTCTGGCAGGCCGTCGCATCGTATGGTGCGCAGAAGGTCACCATCGGCACCGGCACGCTCTCGATCCTCGCCAGCCTGTCCAGCGCGGCGGCTGGCTTCAGCGGGCAAACGCAGGCCGAAAAGGACTTGGCCACGGTTCAGGCCGCGATCCGCAGCCGCGTGGCTGGCGGCAACATCCACGAATACTGGATCGGCACGCGCCGCCTGCGCTACGAAGATATGGCATCGCTTCTGGCCCTCGAAAGCCACTACAAAATCATCATTGCGAAGCAACGCCAAGCGCAGTCCATTGCAAATGGCCTTGGTGACCCTCGCAATTCGTTCGTGAGGTTCCAGTAATGGCTTGGTATTGGCCCTTCGGAAAGAAGGAAACTGCACCCGCAACTGCACCGCGCCGCGCCTATAATGGTGCGGGCTTTGGCCGTGTTCTCGATGACTGGATCGCTTCTTCGACGTCGCAGGACGCCGAGGCGCGTATGGCGATCCGCACGCTGCGCAACCGTGCGCGCGAACTGGCACGGAACAACGATTACGTCGTCAACGCGCTGCGGGCGATCCAGAACAATGTGATCGGGCGCGGTGTGTCCCTACAATCGCAGATCATGCGCTCGCGCGGCCCCGGCGCTGGCGCGCTGGACAAGCCCCTGAACGATGCCGTTGAGACGGCGTGGGAATACTGGAAGCGCGCGCCGAACTGCCACGTCGGCGGCACGCTGTCGTTCAATGAGATTGAGCGCCTGCTGATCCGCGGCGTGGCTCAGGATGGCGAGGCGTTCGTCCGCATCATTCGCGGCCAGCGCTTCGGCAAGTCGCGCGTGCCTCTGGCGCTCGAAATCATCGAAGCCGATCTGCTGGACGAAAACTTCAACGGCGAACACATCAACGGCAACCAGATCAGGATGGGTGTTGAGGTCGACCAGTGGTTCCGGCCTGCTGCGTACTGGTTCTTCACGCAGCACCCCGGCGACATCCAGTTCGGCTCGGTCGGCGCGATGGAGCAGCGCCGCATCCGTGTGCCTGCTGCTGACGTGATCCACCTGTTCCGCACCGAACGGCCCGGCCAGACGCGCGGCGTGCCGTGGATGGCATCGGCTATGACGCGGCTGCGCCACATGGGCGGCTACGAAGAGGCCGAAGTGATCGCGGCGCGCGCGTCGGCTTGCTACATGGGCTTCATCCAGACCCCCGACCCCACGTTCGAGGGTGATATGGTGGTGGACGGCGACCGGACCTCTGAGTTCTCGCCGGGCAAAATCCAGACCCTCGGGCCGGGCGAAGAGTTCAAGGAGTACAGCCCGAACCGCCCGAGCGGGCTGCTGGACCCGTTCATGCGCTACATGCTGCGCGGCGTGGCCGCTGGCGTGGGCGTCAGCTACGAAACGCTCTCGAAGGACTACAGCCAGTCAAACTATTCGAGCAGCCGTCTGGCGATCCTTGATGACCGCGATACGTGGCGCACGCTTCAGGACTGGATGATCGAGGCATTCCACCAGCGCGTGCTGGACGAGTGGCTCGACATGGCCGTGCTGAGCCTCACGCTCTCTCTGCCGGGCTATGAGGCCAACCCCGAGACCTATTACGCTGCGATGCGCTGGATTGCTCGCGGCTGGAACTGGATCGATCCGCAGCGCGAAATCGCCGCGTACAAGACCGCTGTCCGCTCGGGCTTCATGACGCTCACGGACGTTGTGGCTCAGAATGGCGGCGACATCGAAGAACTGTTCGCAACCCGCGCGCGTGAACTCGACACTTGCGACAAGCTGGAACTGATCTTCGACACTGATCCCGAACTCGTCACCGAACAGGGGCAGGCTCAGCCTGCCCCGATTGCAGACGACACCGGCGAAGATACTGCATCTAGTGGGTCGCCCAAGGGCAAGGCACAAGATGTAGTTGCGTCTTGACCTAGCGCGTGCGATAGATGGCTCGTTGGTCTTTGTATTGGAACTAACACTGTGAAAGACGAACTCGAAATTCGGAAGATGAAGCTGCCGCAGCTTACTCGCGCCTTGCGTGCGGATATGACTGTCGACGCTGAACAACGCACGATCTCGTTCCCGTTCTCTTCGGAAACGCCGGTCGAACGCTGGTTTGGCGACGAAGTGCTTTCGCACGATGCTGGCGCTGCGGACATGACGCGCCTGAACGACGGCGCGCCGCTGCTGTGGAACCACGACCCGAACCAGATGATCGGCGTCGTTGAAAGCGCCAACATCAGCAGCGACCAGCGCGGTCACGCCACGGTTCGGTTCGGCAATAGCGATCTGGCCAACCAGATTTTCGCGGACGTGCAATCCGGCGTCGTCCGCAATGTGTCCTTTGGCTACCGCATCAACCAGATGACGGAAAACAAGGACGGCGAACGCTCCACTTACACGGCAACGAAGTGGATGCCCTACGAAGTTTCACTTGTCGCCATCCCTGCCGACAACAGCGTTGGGCTGGGCCGGTCGGACAGCGATGGTGAAGGCCGCGAAGTAGAGGTTCTCACTCGCGGAAATACCCCCAAGGTAAAGGAACCTACCAAGATGACTGAACCCGTTGCGGCCCCCGTGGTCGATATTGCTGCGGCCCGTAACGAGGCCGCAGTTGCCGAGCGCGCGCGCTCCGCAGCCATCCGTGCCCTTGGCGCGAAGTTCGGCAAGGCTGATCTGGCCGACACCCTGATCGATACCGGTCGCTCGCTGGATGAGGCGCGCACTGCGTTCCTCGAAGCGATGGGTGCCAAGCAGGTTCCGATGGGCCAGTCCGAGCGTTCGGGCGACATCGAGATGAGTGAGCGCGAGCGCAAGCAATACTCGCTGGTGCGCGCGATCAACGCCTCGATCTCGAAGGACTGGGGCAAGGCTGGCTTTGAACTCGAAGTGAGCCGCGAACTCGGTGCCCGCATGGGCCGCGAGACCGAAGGCTTCTTCATGCCGATGAACCTGAAGCTGGACGGCGAACGCGCCGCCTATGCTGTGGGCGCGACCGCCACCGGCGGCGCGGCCGTAGCCACCAACCTGCTGGCGTCTTCGTTCATCGAAGTCCTGCGCAACCGTGCGCTGGTGATGAACCTTAACCCCACGGTGCTGAACGGTCTCGTCGGCAACGTCGCCATCCCGCGCCAGACCAGCGCCACGCAGACCTACTGGGTCACGGAAGCCTCGGCTCTGACCGAAGCTGAAGCGACCTTCGATCAGGTCACCCTGTCGCCCAAGCAGCTTGGCGCTCGTTCGCAGTACAGCCGTCTGATGCTTCAGCAGGCCACTCCCGACATCGAAGCGGTCGTCCGCAACGATCTGGCGAAGGTCATGGCGCTGGGTATCGACCTTGCCGCGATCAACGGTTCGGGCACTTCGGGTCAGCCGAAGGGCATCCTGAACCAGTCGGGTATCGGCTCGGTGGCGATGGGCACCAACGGCGCTGCGTTTACCAACTCTGCGACCACGGGCGTCTCGGGTATCGACCAGCTTATCCAGTTGGAAAGCAAGCTGGACATCGCCAACGCGCTGAACGGCTCGCTGGCTTACCTGACCAACGCCAAGGTCGTTGCGGCCCTGAAGCAGTTGAAGACGCAGTACGCCGACTATCTGTGGACCGAGAACCTCGACAACCGTTCGGCTGGCACCCCCGGCATGATTAACGGTTACGGCGTTGCTCGCTCGAACCAGATGCCCGCCAACTTCACCAAGGGCAGCGGCACCAACTTGTCCGGCCTGATCTTCGGTGACTGGTCGCAACTGCTGATCGGCATGTGGGGCGGTCTGGAAATCCTGCCGAACCCCTACGGCGCTGGATACAACGCCGGTTCGGTGGACATCCGTGCGCTTCAGACCATCGATCTGAACGTGCGCCACCCTGAAGCGTTCGCCGCGATCACCGACATCATCGCGTAATGGTTGCTGGGGTGGCTTCGGCCACCCCCAACTATTCAGCAGAACTGAAAGGTTGAACGATGGCTGACGAAGCCGAAACCAAGATCAAGTACCGCGTCCGCGATGGCTTTGTGCTGTTCCCGCGCGAAGGCGAGCCGCTCGAAGGCGGCACCGAAATCGAACTGGGCGAAGCTGATGCTGCGTATTACGCGGCTCAGATCGAACTGGCCGATCCGGTTCTGATCGCTGAAGCCGAGAAGGCTGAAGCCGAAGACGCCAAGGCCGCTGCTGCCGATGTTCAGTGAAAACCTGAGCATCTTCCTCGCTGATTTCGGCACCCCTGTAGTATTGGGTGCTGTTAGCGGCTTGGGTATTCTCGACACTCCGGGTCAGGTGATCCACAACGGAGACGTTTTGTCCGTCGATTACTGCTTGACCTGCGAGGCGTCCAAGTTCGGCGGCGCGCACTACAACGACAGCATCACGGTAAACTCGATCCCGTACACCATCCGCTATGTGAGGCCCGTCGATGACGGCGCAATGGTTGAACTCTATCTGACGAAGATTTGATATGGCCTCGTTGCGTGAGTGCATTCTGGCTCAGCTTTACACGTCCGTTAACGCGATCCCGTCACTGGGCGCTACCGTCTATCGCGGTCGCCAGTCCCCGCAGATGCGGATCGACAACGCTGTGGTCGTGATCGAGCCGGGATCGGACGAAGCGAACGAGGTCACCTACGATCACGTCTATTGGACGCTCTCGGTCCATGTTCAGGTCATCGCGCGCGGAACGCCGCCGGATCAGGCTGCGGACAGTATTGTGACGCTCGTTTACGCGAAAATCCTGAGCGACCCCACTGTTGGCGGGCTTGCGATGGATGTTCAGCCGGTTTCGACCGTGTGGACACTGCTTTCTGCGGACAAGGATACTGCGCTCGTGGAGAATGTGTTCCATATCAAGTATCGCGCTTCACTTGCTGATCTCTCTCTGGCATAGGTGAGTACATGAACGACACCACTTTCTCTCAGGGCGGTTCTTTCACGCTCGACAAGACCGGCACTCCTGTCCCCACGGAAGGAGTTGACGTAACCGCGGAGCCGACTGTTCCTGCCGCTGATCCCGCACCGGATGCGCCCGTTGCTGTCAGCAGCAAGGCTTCGACCTCCGACAACGCCGACATTTCGGCAAACGCGGAGTAACGAACAATGGCAATGCTTGGTCGCAAGAAGGTACTTCTTGCCAAGATCGAAACGACCTATGGCGTGGACGCGGGTGACACCGGCGCACTGAATGCCATTCTGGTGCGCAACCTCGAAGTCATCCCGCTGGATGCTGAGATCGTGAACCGCGATCTGCTGCGCCCGTTCCTCGGCGCGCAGGACCAGCTTATCGCGGCACAGAAGGTGCAGGTCACCTGCGAAGTCGAACTTCAGGGCGCGGGCACTGCTGGCTCTGCGGCTCCGTATGGCCCGATGCTGCGCGGCTGCGGCCTGTCCGAAACCCTGAACGCCACGCCTATCACCGGCACGGCTCAGGCGGGCACGACCAGCACCATCACGCTTGCTTCCGCTGGCTCGTCCGCGATTGACGGCGCGTATGTCGGTATGCCTATCGCCCTGACCGGCGGCACTGGCTCGGGCCAGACCGGCATGATTACCGGCTATGTGGGCGCGACCAAGGTCGCCACTGTTGCGGTCAACTGGACCACGATCCCCGGCGCGACCACCACGTACAGCATCGGCGCTTGCGCGGTGTACCGCCCGATCTCGTCGGCGTTTGAAAGCCTCACGCTGTACTTCCAGCCGCAGGATAACACCGCCGCCAACTCGCCGCTGCACAAGATCACCGGCGCGCGCGGCACGGTCGAGTTTACGCTGAACGCCAAGGCGATCCCGATTGCCAAGTTCGTGTTCACCGGGCTGTACAATGCGGTAGCTGACGCGGCCAACATCGCCCCCGTCTATACCTCGTTCAAGGCCCCGCTGGTCGTGAACAAGGCGAATACCCCCGTGTTCAACGTCGCCGGGTTTGCGGGCAATATGACCGCGTTCACGATGAACCTGACCAACACGGTGGTCTATCGGAACCTTGTCGGCGCTGAAAGCGTGCTGATTACCGACCGCAAGGTCACGGGGTCGGTGAGTTTTGAAGCCCCGACGATCACCACGAAGGACTTCTTCNGTCCTGCGTTCACGAACGGCTCGCTGAGCCTGTGGCTCAGCCACGGTACCACTGCTGGCTCCATCGTGGACTTTTCGAGCGGCAACATCGACGTCAACAACCCGGCGTTCGCGGAAAGCGACGGCGTGGTTCTGCTGGCAGTGCCCTATGTGGCGCTGCCCGCCTCGGGCAACGACGAAGCATTCATCACCGTCCGCTGATGGCGATGACGGGGCGGG